TATTGGTGACGAAGCACACTTGTTCAAGGCTCAATCGTTGACCACGATTATGACCTCATTAAAAAATACACAATATCGTATTGGTATGACTGGTACTTTGGACGGAACCAAAACACATAAGTTGGTTCTGGAAGGTCTATTTGGTCCTGCAAAACAAATTATCACAACAAAAGAACTTATTGAACAAGGTAAAGTTACTGCTTTTGATATCAAGTGTTTGATATTGAAACATCCTGATGATGTTTGTGAAGATAGTACCAAGTGGACATATCAGGAAGAAATGGAATACCTGATTAAATCTGAATCACGCAATAAATTCATACGCAATCTGGCATTGAGTATGGATAAAAACTCGTTGGTATTGTTCCAACAGGTAGAAAAACATGGTACTGTATTGTATGATATGATTAATACTGCCGAAAAACTCAACGGCAGAAATGTTTATTTCGTCCACGGAGGCGTGGACACGGAAGACCGAGAAAGGGTTCGTGCAATCATGGAGAAGGAAAGTGACGCAATTATTGTGGCTTCTTATGGCACCTATTCTACTGGAATTAATATTCGTAACTTGCATAACATTATTTTCGCATCTCCGTCAAAGTCACGAGTTCGCAATCTTCAATCTATTGGACGAGGTCTTCGTAAATCGGAAGGCAAAGAAGTTGCAACACTCTACGATATCGCAGATGACCTCAGACACAAAAAACATATGAACTTTACATTGCGTCACTTCGTGGAACGAGTAAAGATATATACTGAGGAGAAGTTCCCTTTTAAAATTTACAATATAGGACTTAAAAAATGACAGTTAAAATTGTAAGATTCAAAGATGGATTGGATGTAATCAGTAATGTTTTCTATAAACATGATATGGGTGACCAACTCAATGGTGAAGTGGAACTTACCAATCCGATGATGTTTGAATTGCGTAACCAGAATCTTGTAATGGAGCATTGGTTACCATTAGCCATTATGAAAGAAAAATCAGTAGTCATTAAAAACTCTGAGATTCTTTGCACTATGGAACCGAATGAAGATTTTGAAGAATATTATATTAATGCCGTGAAGCAAATGAATAAAGCTTTGAAAGAATCTAAAGAGAAAGATAAGGAAGATATCCAAGATATGATGGAAGCCTTAGCTGAACTAGAAGATAATAAAGGAATTAAAATCCATTAACATCATCAACCGGGCTACACCGTGGACTGTATCACATGTCAAGCCCTTTGTCAACAACTTTTTATGGTAAACTTGAATAAATTATGAACCAACCGACTAAAAAACCCAAAGAATACGTTAATAATGCAGACTTTCTCAAAGCTCTGGTAGATTACAAGTCTGCCTGCGAAGAGGCAAAGAAGAACGGCAAACCAGAACCCAAGATACCGAACTACATCGGTGAATGCTGGATGAAAATTGCCGAAGGTCTATCACACAAGCCAAACTTTATTAACTATACTTACCGTGATGAAATGATTTCGGATGGTATTGAGAACTGTTTGATGTACTTCAACAACTTTGATCCTACCAAGTCAAAGAATCCATTTGCATACTTCACACAAATCATTTACTACGCCTTTCTAAGACGCATACAGAAAGAAAAGAAACAACTGTATATCAAATATAAATCAACAGAACAGATTGGTATTCTGGATGAGTTTGAAATGTTAGAAGGTGAAGATGGTACCACAAACCAATTTGCATTGTATGATAACATTGCAGAGTTTATCGAGAACTATGAGGAAGCAAAACAGGCAAAGAAAGACGCCAAATCGGCAAAGAAGCCTGAAGGTATTGAAAAATTCATGGAATAATGTTATAATAGTTTTATGAAAATAGCAATTATAACTGACCAACACTTTGGTGCTCGCAACGATTCACCACAGTTCTTAGATTATTATGAGAAGTTCTACACTGAAACTTTCTTTCCTAAATTGGTGGAAGAAAAGATTACTACATTGTTGATTCTTGGTGACACGTTTGACCGTAGGAAGTATATGAACTTCTATACACTCAAGCGTTCCAAGGAAATGTTCTTTGACAAACTGGCCAATATGAACATCACAGTTCATATGTTGGCTGGTAACCATGACACATACTTTAAGAATACCAATGATGTAAACTCGATTGATTTGGTATTGCGTGAATATGATAACATCAATGTTATTGATACACCACAAACAATACACTTGGATTATGCAAATACAACTGCCGATGTTTGTATGTTACCATGGATTTGTGCCGAAAACTATGAACGTTCGATGGAAGAAATTAAAAATACCTCAGCAACTATTTGCATGGGGCATTTAGAGATATCTGGTTTCGCCATGCATCGTGGTATGCAATCACAAGAAGGATTAGACCGTGGAATATTTCGTAAATTTGCCGCTACATTTAGTGGCCATTATCATCACAAGTCTAGTATTGATGGTGTACACTACCTTGGTAACCCATATGAACTTACGTGGCAAGATTATAACGACCCTCGGGGTTTCCATTTATTTGATTTGGATAACGGGGACCTTACCTTTGTACAAAATCCCAACGTAATGTTTCACCGAATCATCTATGATGACAAGGCAGAAACAATCAAAGAGATTGATAACAAAGATTTGAAGCCGTATGCCAATACCTATGTCAAAGTGGTTGTATTGAATAAAACCAATCCATATTTGTTTGACAAGTTTATGAATAACTTGTATAATGTAAATCCAGCAGACATTACTATTGCTGAAGATTTTACTGAGTTGGCCGACATTACTGATGAAGACGTTGACCAAGCAGAAGATACCATAACCATACTAAACAAATATGTTGATGGTATCACAGAAGAAAACATAGACAACACTAAGTTGAAAACATTATTGAAAGAACTCTACGTAGAGGCATTGAATACTGAAACATGATTTTATTTCAAAAAGTAAGGTGGAAAAACTTTATATCCACCGGCGCACATTTTACTGAAATTAATTTTACTAAATCAACCAATACTTTAATTATTGGTCAGAATGGTGCAGGCAAGTCCACAATTTTGGATGCTTTGTGCTTTGCATTATTCGGTAAACCGTTTCGGAAAATAAATAAACCACAACTGATAAATTCTATCAATCAAAAAGATTGTTTGGTTGAGGTGGAGTTTGAAATCGGTACTAAGAAATATAAAGTTGTGCGTGGTATCAAACCAAATAAGTTTGAGATTTACTGCAACAATGTTTTGCTGAACCAGGATGCAGCTGCTAAAGACTACCAAAAGGTACTAGAGGAAAATATCCTCAAATTAAATTACAAGTCCTTTACGCAGGTTGTCATCCTTGGTTCAGCATCCTTTGTTCCGTTCATGCAATTGTCTGCTGCTGACCGCAGAGCAATCATTGAGGACTTATTGGACATCCAAATCTTTTCCACTATGCATAGTGGTGTCAAAGATAAACTCTCAAGCAATAAAGATAGTTTGACCAAGGTCAAATATGATATAACTTTGCTTGAAGAAAAAATCAAAATGCAATTGGAGTCTATTGATGAACACAAGAAACATAACGATGCCGAGATTGCCAAGAAGGCTGAACAGATTGCCACCTCTCAGACACAGGCAATTAAATTAAACAAAGATAATGGTCTTATCAACAAACACATTGCCGTTTTGCAAAGTAAAGTTGGTGATAATAAGACTAAGTTGGATAAAAAGTCTAAAGGTTTATTCCAAGTTCAAGGCAAGATTCAGACCAATATCAAACGACACGAGAAAGATATTGAATTCTATGAAACAAACCATGACTGTCCTACCTGTAAGCAGGCCATTACAGAAGAATGGAAGTCAACTCAAGTACAAGAAAAGAATGATAAAATTGGCACACAGAAAAAGAATCTTGAAGAAGTTGAGACAGAGCTCACAAAGGTCAACGATGAGATTGATAAGTTAACCAAATTATTGGAACATATCACGGACCACCAAAGTGAGATTACAAAGAATAATGCCACAATCTCTGCAATCAATAACTACATTACGAAACTGAATGAGGAAATACAGGAACTTTCCACTAAAGTGGAGACCAGCGAGCAAGATAATGAGCGATTAACATCGCTGCGAAAAGAACTAGAACAAAGCGAACAAGGATATCAAACATTATTGGTAGAGAAACAGTATTTGGAGTATGCCGGTACATTGTTGAAAGATGGTGGTATTAAGTCCAGAATTATTAAACAGTATCTGCCAATTATGAACAAATTGATAAACAAATATTTATCTGCCATGGACTTTTTTGTTAACTTCAATATCAACGAAAACTTCGAAGAAACAATTAAGAGTAGACACCGTGATGAGTTCTCTTATGCCAATTTCTCCGAAGGTGAGAAGATGCGTATTGACCTAGCACTCCTATTCACATGGAGACAGATTGCCAAGTTAAAGAATAGTACGAATACAAACCTATTGATTTTGGATGAAGTGTTTGATTCTTCACTCGACACAGTAGGTACAGAAGAATTTTTAAAATTGATTAATGAAATGGGAACTGATACCAATGTATTTGTTATTTCCCACAAAGGCGACCAGCTGTTCGATAAGTTCCGCTCGGTCATTAAGTTTGAGAAAAAAGGAAACTTTTCAAGGATTGCAAAATGAATACACAAAATGAAGTTACTGATATAGATGAAGACAAAATCGTTTTATATGATACCAGTAAAAAAACAGAAACGAAAGAAGAAATAAAAACATTTCCTCTTGCGCCTCCAACCGAAGAAACATTCAGTCAAGTTGCACCAGAATTTGATTTCAGTAATCCACCGGTTGACCCCAATGAATTCGCATCAAGTATGGTAGAATCATTGAAGAAATACAAGGGTCTAGGTTTGTCTGCCATTCAATGCGGTTTTAATTACCGCATGTTTGTTATGGGTAGTGGAGAAAATTATGTTGCATACTTTAATCCAAAAATCATTTCTACCGAAGGTGAAGCACACATGAAAGAGAATTGTGTTTCATTCCCGTTGTTGACACTTGCCATTACCAGACCGGCAAGGATTAAAGTGGAATACCAGGACTTCACTGGCCAAGTGCGTCAGGCAGAATTCCACGGATTAACCGCAAGGGTATTTTTGCATGAGCTTGACCATTTGAACGGAATAGTGTATACTACTCGTTGTAAACCACTTGCATTAAAGTCTGGTATGAAAAAAGTGGAGAAAATGTATAAGAAATACTTTAATCCAAAATTTATGAAACAACAATTACAGAATGTCAACCAAAAAACAAATCCCTGATATTGATGAACAATGGAGACTCTGGCAAATTAAAAATGAACCAGAGAGATTTGAACACATTGATACAGAACAATTGCGTCAAGAAATCATTGCAGACCTGACAATCAAATCACAGATGGATGTCCGTGAGTATACCTTGTACCAGAAATGGTGTGAGGTACATGAAAAGTTTCCTACTCGTGATATTACCACATTGTATGGCAATGAAACACAATTGGTTGACTTGGCAACAGAAAAAGTAATTACGGATATTAAAGATAATATTTGGATGCCACAATCACCGGATGATTATGCGAATCTGAAACCAAAAATGATTTTGTCTAATGGACCATTGGCAGACAAATGGAACACCTTGCGTACATTCTCATCTACAATGAAGAACAACTCCAACATTGGTCGTAACCTGTTCTACACCGTGATTGATGAAGTGACTGGTAAATTCTTGGGTGTTATCTGTATCAGTTCAGACTTTTTAGATTTGACACCAAGAGATAAGTTTATTGGTTGGCCTAAAGATATTAAAACAACAGGCAATATGATTAACCATACTGCAATTGGTTCCACGATTGTGCCACTACAACCACTCGGTTTTAATTACATGGGTGGTAAGTTGTTGGCGTTGTTATGTTTATCTGACACAGTTCAGGAAGATTGGAAAAGACAATATGATAACATTCTTGTTGGCGTTACTACTACTTCATTATATGGTAATACAAAGTCCAATGGGTTATCACAGTATGATGGTCTCGAACACTGGACTAAGATGGGATTCAGTTCTGGCTCAGTTGCTTTTGACCCTAACCGTGATATACTCAACAAAATATACAATTGGGTAAAAGAGAATCATACTCGTCATTACTTTGAATGGTGGGAAGCAAAGAAACCCAATGGACTACCATACAAGCGTGACCACAAAAACCGCACCTTACATTTTGCATATAGTAAGTTGAAGATACCAAAAGAATTGGTTAAGTGTGCCCATCAGCGTGGCATTTATTTCTCACCACTATAT